TGAGGGCCGACATAGGCGTCAACCTTCATATGATCAGCGTCAGGCTTTGAGTTGTCAATGTAGCCGTAGTCGGCGGCCATGCGGGATACTCCGCTGTCCTGCCGGTGGCGCATCTCGCCCTTGTGCTCCTCAAGAGAGACAGGAACGCCCGCAGCATTGGTGTGGCCTACGACTGCGCGGCCTCCCGTGGCATAATTGCCTGCCTTTTGACTGGCGCTTGGGCCATTCTGTAACGCAGACATCGACTCCTCGGTCTGCTCCTCATATGTGTTCTGGCTTCCCGATGACGGCGGTAGATTGTAGCGGCCAGCCAATGAGTTCCAGTCGCGCCGATCTGCGGGGCTCATGCCACGGGGATTGCTATAAGCCAGCCTTGCCAGCTGCTTGGCCCGTGCCTGCATTTCCGGAGAGTCGCCCTCAAACATGGGCTTGAACCCAACGGATCCACCCTCGGCGTAAGGGGATTCATAAGACGGCGTATACCAGCTGGGAAGCTCAGGAGACGAAAAAAGAGTGAAGCCTGAATTGTCCATCCCGCCAAACCCGCCAGGAACGCCGCTGCTACTGAAGCTCATAGAGGACAGGGGCATGTAGTTGTTGAACACCGCGTTGGGGTCTGAAAAATTGTAATTCAGGCTGTTCTGAAGCTGCTGGTTCTGCCAGTTGTTGGCATCCTCCATGATGCGGTCATTGACTGACGTGTCCACAACCGGGTTGAAGCCTACGTCATCAGGCGTTGATAGAGGGACATTTTGAGCCACGGTGGTTCCGGTATTCCAGCCACCTGTATTGTTAACGCTTCGGTCTGTAGCCTGCTGCTGTGCCTGAACTTGCGCCATCTGATCTGCCGTTGGCACATTAGACGTGCCATATCGCGAGGCGAAAAGGTTCGCCTGCTTCTGCCTATCAGTCAGTGATGCACTGAGATCAGCGGGGTTCTCGTAAACATCACCGAACAGAGCCGTGGCCTTGTTTACGTCTTCACCAGCTTTCTTAAGATTGGCGTAGAGATTGCGGTACTCTGGGTTCTGCGTCAGCTCGTAAACTGAAAAGCGGTCTTGCCCCTCAAATGAATTCGGGTTGTATCCATACGCCTCAGCGAAATCAAACAACCCCATTTTGTTTGGATCATTTGCCGGATTGGTCAGGCGCTCACGCCCCCACATTGCCGACCCAAAACCTGTCGGCATGTTGTTCTTATCAAAGATAGGGTCTCCTGTAGGGGCTCCTGTCCTTGTCTGAAGCTGGTTAGGGTTGTTCCATGACTCGGTCTGAAAGTTTCCCATCGCTGCGGCGGCAATGGTGGGATTCAGCGCCTGCGACAGATACTTATACCTCGCCTCAAGCGGGTCTTCATACTGGCCGTAATCAAACGCCCTGAGATAGATTGGTTTCTCAGGCGGCGTAGGCGGGTTGTTGGGGTCGATGGTGGTGGGCGCAGCCGCTCCTGTCGAAGCAGGAATTTGCATGTTGTCTAGGGACGCCTGCACGATGGGATTTGCTTGTTCATGAGCCTTATACTCAGACGAGGAGCGAAAGGCGTTTGAAATGTCGTCGAGAGACATGCCACCGGCCAACTGATCAGACCAATACTTGATGCCTGACTCATCGCCTTCACGCCCCAGAAGGTCTTTGTAAAGACCGCTCAATTGGTCAGAAGACGCAGCGCCGCCCGTGGCGAAATACTGCTCAGAATTAAATCTGGGCGCGCTCAAGTCTGACTCAATCTGACGCATGAGCGAAGCAAGAGGGCTAGACGGCATAGGGGTTCACCTTCGGTCGGTCGTCACGTTCGCGCGGCTCTGGCGCCTCAGGGCGGGTGACACGGATCATATCACGGTCGGCGAGGTATCGTAAGCCCTGCACTCCGGCATCCATCATGTCGTCATGCGGGATGGATCCCTCGCCGCTGAAGGTGCACAGCTGCTCGACCATGATTTGACTCCAGCTAATCGGGCTGCCCGGCATCTTGGTGCTCTCGGGCACCCAAATTCGGCCTGCCGCGAAAAGGGGCGAGACGGCATGGAGGCGGTCGAGCTTCCTTGCCCTGCCTGGGTTGTACGGCGCCGAGATGATCCCCTCCCGCCCGAGGGTCTGGCGCAGGCTGATCCCCGACCCCTTGTCTTCTATAAGCAGCACGTCGGCGGTGCGGCCTGAGTTCTCCATGTGGGCGGGTCCAAACATGGGCTTCATAATAGCCTTTTCCCGAGGGGCGTACTCTGCCTTGAATTCGGTCTTCACCCTGCGGATCAGGTCGGGGAAGCCTAGCCGATCCTGCCAGCAGTCGAGCAAGATGATGTCGCGGCGGTCTTTTCCCATGCTAAACACGCCCCAGACAGCGCAGGCGCTGTAGTCTGGGTCGCCCTTGGTGGTGCTGCCAGTCTCTTCGGTAAAGGCGGTGTCGAGCGACATCACGATGAACTCAAGCTCGGGCAGGGGCTTGCCGTTTGGCCAAAGCTTGATCCAGCTGCGGCGAACAACGCCCATCTCTTCTGGGTTAATGACCTCGGCATGAATCTCTTGGCGCCCTATGGTTGTGCCTTCGTAGCGTAGGATCTGGTCTTTGAATGTCGGCGCTAGATTCTCAAGGTTCGCATAGGTGCTGGCGCGGGTGATGATTACGTCCTTGCCTTCGCGCTTCAGAAGGTTGCGGATGATGTTGTTGGGCTTAGGAGTTGTGGTCGCAATGATGCGCGGCCTGTCGCCCAAGCGCATACCGAACATGAGAAGGTCAAAAGCTTCATCGGCGCGCTGCCAGGCGGCGAGCTCGTCCAGCCAGCCTCCATGAAACTGCGGTCCACGAAAGCGCTCTGGCTTCTCGGCGGTAATTCCTTTTATTGTGGAGCCGTTGACCAGCTTCAGTTCGACCTCTGATCGGTTGTAGGTCTCGACCACTTCTTGAGGAAGACAGTTGATCAGCCCGGATTCGCCTTCAAAGCAAACGCCTGTCAGATCGCCATAGGTAGGTGCGGACACAAGCCAGCGGGTATTGGGTTGCATAACGGCCCACATGCCCAGCACCTCGGCAGCGGTGCGGGTCTTGCCAGCGCCACGCCCTGCCAGCAGCAGCCAGATGGTCCAGTCAACGCCACGGGGGGGCACTTGATGGGGCAGGCGTTTGACCATCCACCCCATCTGCCAATCGGCAATGGCGCGCTCTAACGGGGTGAGCTTCTGCCATGCCTGTCGAAGATCGTCCATCAGCCCAGCTTGTATTTGGCGACGGTCTTACCATTGGTGTTCATAACAATAGCAAGTCCTTGTTCTAGCAAGTGGACTTTGCCTTTCTCATTGGTAGACATTTCAAGAAACCCAAAAGCATTTTTGGTCTTCCAATAGATCGGCTGTTCCGTTTCGTAAAGTTGCTGCGTTCCTTCAAGGTCGCCATCTTCAAAGTGCAAAACTGTAAACATGCTACTGCTCCTGCTGCTATGCCCTCTCGGGCCTCGGCGGGGATCCGCCAAGCTCAATGGCTTTTCGATTTCTCGATTAGCTCTAGAAAGTTGAATAGGTTGGCGCTCGGCTCATTTTTAACTTCGACCTCGGCCTTGATGGTCTCTCGCCAACCAGCGCGGGTTTTCATCCAGAAGATGGCTGCGGCAACGGAGCCGCTACCCTTGCTGGTCGCGATGGAGAACAAATTCTGGGCTACCTGAGCGTTCATGAGGGATTCGGCTGTGTCGAGCTCATGGCTGTAGTATTTACGCAGCGTTTCGTCCGAGATGCTAAGCACCTTGCCAATTTGGTCATGCGTCAAGCCGATGCCTGCCATGACCATGACTTGCTTGCGATCTTTATCGGTGGGTTCGTGAGGTTTGCGGGGCATTTATTTCACCCTAACCAGCTTCATACCATAATCCTTCACAACGGGCTCAATTTCAAGCCCTTCCTTCTTGATCAGCTTCTGTTTCTTGAACGGCGTGTAGTCGACATGATGATGACAGCGCCCAAACTTCCAGACCATCTTGGAAACATCTGGATGCACGTCGATTTGCATCTTGCTCTTGGCAAAAGTTCCTTCTTTAGCATAGAACTCCGCCGTATTGCCCCCGCCGATGGTTTGGGTGCGGATCTTCTCTTGCAGAAAGGCGTTGAACTGAACGGTACACCATCCGGCCTTGAGCATGTCGAGGGACAGAATGGTGTCTTCGTTATAACGGCCGCGCCATCTGAACGGCACATCATTGCGGATCAGGTTGCAGGAGTAGATGCGCGTGTTGGTGATGAACGGCGGAAGCTTGCTGGCGCCAAAGGCGAACATAGAGTAGTTGGGCCCCGCCATTGCCACGTTCTTGTAGCGCAGCACGAAGTCTTCCATGGCCTCCCAGAAGGCGCCTGACGTGACCTTGACTCGCTCGTTGCGGGTCATGCGGCGGAAGCATTTGATGTTGTCATCCATAACCCAGTGCCATTTATGGCCCTCGGATATAGAATGGTCCCAAGCGAAGTTGCGAGCGGGCCCCGGGCCGGTGCTTTTGGTAAGCCCCAGCTTGTCGCACAGCTCGTATTTATCTTTGTAAGACAGGTCGAGAACAAGAAGCTTGTCCTTCTTGCCCCCGACCGCTTCAAGGTACTTTTTGTATTCAGGTTCCTCGACTACGATCTTGTGATCGACACCCATAGCATCGAGTGCCCGCGAGGTCAGCATATACTCGCTGCGCCCCTTGCTAGGGATGTAGAGCGGGAACTGGTTACTCATCGTCTTCGGCCCAGCGCACCGCCTCAAGCTCGCGGCGCTCCTTCTCGGGATACCAGACGGACTTTGTCTTATCGGTGCACTTTTGAGCGATCAGGCGAAAGAAGGCCTGAAAGTCCTCTTCATTGTCGAAGTTGACCACCACCTTTTTGTAGCATGGATCGAGGCCTTCGTATTCAGGCATCCCTTTCCATTCTTCTGAGGCGTCTGTCTGGCCCTCTTCAACATCGAGAAAGATGTTAGCAAGCTGGCCAGCATCGAAACCGGTAAGGTCGAGATTGAAGTCAATTTCCTGAAGCTCCTGAAGCTCCACCCTGAGAAAGTCCATGTCCCACCCAGAGTTGAGCGCCAGTTGGTTGTCAGCGAGGACGTAGGCCTTTTTTTGAGCCTCCGTCCATCCTTTGGCAACCATCACGGGAACCTCCTCGATTCCCAGCTTGCGCGCGGCCATGACTCGGCCGTGACCAGCGATAATCCCGCCCTCTTCGTCTACCAGCACGGGAGTTGTCCAGCCCCATTCCTTGATCGAGGCTGCCAGCTGTGCCACCTGCGAGTCCGAATGGGTGCGGGCATTTCGTGCGTAGGGGATTAGAGCCTCGACTGCTCGACGCTCGACCTTATCGGCCGGCCAGTCCTTTATACTGCCAATTTTCGACATTAGAGCGCTGCCATGTAGGTCTCGACCAGAACACCGATTCGCTCGCGTTCGGCCGGATCCATTTTGCGCAACGCTATGACTTTCTTGAGTATTTTAGCATCGAAGCCATCGGACTTTGCTTCCGAGATGACTTCCTTGATGTCCACGTTGATAGCATCTCGTTCTTCGTTAAGCTTTTCAATTCGCTCAACAAACGCCTTCAGTCGGTTGTTTTCCATGTGCATCTCCCATTGCGCGGCTACGATAGCACAAAAAAAAAAGTAAAAAAGATGAAAAAAGTTCTTGATTGGCCTAAAGGCACGATTATAGTCAAATCATCAACTAGCCAAACAGGAGCCCAACATGACCAACACCCTTCGCACCCAAATCGCTCAAGCCCAGACCCTCCTTGCCAAGAATGGTTGGACCAAAGCTTGCAGCATTATGCACGATGGCGGCGCTACCGGAAATTTCGGCATCGTCTACAGGAAAAACGGCGAAACAATTTACCTTAACTTCAAAACTGTTGACGCCATCCTCGCACAGTAAACCAACCGGAGGGGGGATTACCCCCCTCTATTTCCCCTAAGGAGCCCAACATGAACCCCAGAGCCAAACGAAACGACATCATAGCTGTTCAATTGAACTACGGAAATGAATACCACTACTTCCTAGCCAAAGCCACGAGCGTTAGCCGAGACGGCTTAGTAAAGAAATACATCAAATCGAACGGGGCTACCTATAAGACCAATGGTTTTACTCACGTCATGGTCATATCGAATTCAGAGTACCAAGGCGCTGCCCGAGAGCTCTTTACATTCTCCGCACTGGACTTCATTGGATTCGAACAGATCGCAGGCGCAATTTGCGATCGTGCAAAAAATCTACAATAATCGGAAAAAAGTTCTTGACTGACTGAGCAATACCATTATTGTGAACATGTAACCGGAGACCAAGCCAATGCTAGACAAAGCCAAGATCGCAGCCAAAGCCAAGCCCATCCTTCAGAAGTACGGCTTCAAGGGAAGCCTCAGCGCACCTCGCGGCACTCTGACTCTAAAGCTCAGCGCGGGCAAGCTCGACATGCTCAACAACCATAACGAGACCATTCAAGCTAAGTCTTGGAGCAACCCGCTTTGGGAGCCTGCTAAAAATAACATCACTGTTAGCCGCCATCACTGGTCAGAATCTTTCAGCGGTGAAGCCCTCGACTTCATGAACGAGATCTGGCCGGTTCTGATGGAAGGCAACTGGGATAACAGCGACAGCCAATCCGATTACTTCGACGTGGGTTGGTACTGCTACATCAACATCGGCAGCTGGGACAAGCCTTACGAGGTGCGCTCATGATCCGGCAAGTTCGCACCAAAAAGGTACGACTTGTGTACCTCATGAAACGAGCCCCCTTCATTAGGGGGTTCAAAGACGCCCAGAAGGGCAAAGCTTTTGACCCAGACGCATACCTTGAGGGCGCGCTACAGTGGGACTACGAGCGCGGGCGCCAGCTTGGTGTGATCTTCAGCGGCCCATTGAAGATCAAGCGGGAGCTCAACGCCGGAGCTTTGGTAGCCTTTCACGAAGCTCTTCAACAGAAAGCGATCATCTAAATGAACATCTTTTTCCTCGACACAAATCCTGAAACAGCTGCTGTGATGCAGTGCGACAAGCACATCGTAAAGATGCCATTAGAGACCGCGCAGATGTTATGCGCGGTTTACCACCGCTACAATGAGCCAGCGCCTTACAAGCTGACCCATGCCAATCATCCCTCAACCCGCTGGGCGGGGGATTCTGCCGAGAACTACCGCTGGTTATGGGAGCATGGTATGGCGCTGTGCGAAGAGTACACGCACCGCTACGGCAAAACACACGCCTGCCAAAAGATTCTTGAATCGGTCAGATTTCCACCAGCTAAAATACCTGACATCGGGTTTACCCCAGCGCCTCAAGCCATGCCTGATCAATACAAAAACCCAAACACCGTTCAAGCTTACAGAAATTATTACATAAACGAGAAGCACTCCATTGCTACTTGGAAAAATCGACAAAAACCTACTTTTATGGAAAAAAGTTCTTGACTGCCTTAGAAATACCATTAAAGTCAAAAACATCGAAGCAGACCAGCCCAACGGAGACCAAGCAAATGCAAGACCTCATTGATGCCTTTGACTATGCCCGCGCAATCGGGACCCGCGAACCCACTCAATCTGACATTCAGCAGTTCATGGATCTTGCCTACGACTGGTATCGCAAGCCTGTTCTCGACCTTCCCCAAAACATCCGCGACGAGATCGCAGCTTACATTCTGGAGAACTGAGCCATGTATTACCTGATCAACAACGACTCTGACCTCACCTTCGCCCAGCAGATCGCCATCGCCGACACTTATTGCTGGTTGAGCCAAGCTAAGCAGCAGGCAGACCGCCGCACCGACACAACCGGCCAGCGCTGGGTGGTGGTTAAGATTGAAGAAGTTTACGCACCTCAAGAGGTCGAAGCCTGAAACAACAACCGCCCCTCAAAACAGGGGCGGTTATCAACCGGAGACCAAAACATGATCAAGCTTATTGAATCCTACCGCGCCGATCCATCCGATGCGAACGCTGAAAAGCTCGCCAAATACGACAGAAATCACCCGATGGCCTCGTGCTTTCTTAAAGCCGAAGACAACATCGAATTGAAAAAAGCAATCGAACAGCATAAAACCGGAAAAAAGTTCTTGACTGCCCGCCCGGAACCATTATTCTGATCAACATCAACCGGAGCTTAGCCCAATGAAAATCATCGAAGCCATCCTCGCTCTAATTTGCTTCACCATCTTCGGAATGGTTACAGCCATCGCTTTCATCTAACTCAGGAACCAGACCAATGAACATCGCCGACAGATTCGCCCTCATCGAAGCCGAATACAAAGCAATGAAGAAACAGTACGAAGCTCTAAAAGAAGAAGCTCTTACCGCCTGCATGAACGCTGCGGGCGATGACATGAAAGCCATCGTGAACGGAGATCAGTTCTTTCTCGATTTCAGCCTGACAGCTACGAACAGCTTCAAATTAGAGCGCGCCATAGAGCTTGGGTACATTACCAAAGCGCAAGCCGACGAATGCAAAGTCGGTTCAACCCGTCAGAACCTGTCTGTAAAGATTCGCGCAAAGGTGCTCGCATGAACCCGATTGATGGAGTTCTTCTCAACGGCAAACTGATGGGCTGGGTGCAAAAGCGCCCAGCCGGGGGGTGGAGGGCGCTTTCTATCTCTGGAGCTCTTACCCATCACCCTACCCGCCAACAAGCCCGAGAGGCTCTCCTATGCTCCTAGACGCTCTGATCATTGCAACTCCAATTGTGTTTGTAGTCCTCTGGCTCTGGCCTGATTCAGTGCCCGATGACACCTACGACAACCCTGACCATTGGGGGGACCAATGAGCATTGACGAGATCGGCAAGACCTATGGCCTCCTGACCGTGCTTGAGCATGTAGGCAAGGCGCCCAATGGCCGCGCAGCCTTCCTGTGCGTCTGTGCCTGCGGCAAGACCCGCATCACAACAGGCAAGAGACTGCGACAGGGCGACACCTATGCCTGCACACACAAAGGACACCGCAATGGACAACTTACAAACAACACTTGACCGTCACAACATTCGGCAAAAAGATTTGGCCTTCATCACCGGCTGTACGACCAGATCTGTATTCAACTGGATAACTGGCGCGCGCCCCCTTCCTAGATCGACTGAGCTTGTCCTTGAAGCCCTCGACGAAGGCAAAATTGACGAAAAGTGGTTAGCTGAGAAGTTAGCGAAGCACCTCTAACGACTAACCCATTGAAAAGACACAGAAAAAAGTAGTTAGTAGTATATATATATATATCTCTATATATATATATTTCTCTCTCTTTTTCTGTGTCTTTATCTGTGTTTATATCTCTAGGGGATGCACTATCTACTAAGCACCCCCTAAGCCGTTGATTTTCAATACAAAAAGAGATTAGCGAAAAAAAGTGCTTAGTTTGCTAAGCACCCCTGTACCGCTTGACCATAGCCTTATTGTATTTGTGCTGCGACTCAATCACGACCGCTGACCCCACTCGAATCATCTCATTTAAGCAGCGCTCGATGTCTGCTTTCTTGTATTGCCGCAACCGATTGACGATGACTCCAAGCGTCTCGCCGTCTTCGTCGCGGATCATATTGCGCAACTTCGCTTGCAGCGCTGAGCCCGGATCGTCTTTTGCGCGCTCGTTGCCGGTTACGAGATCCATCTTCTGTTTGATGTCGCGAATGATCAGGGCGTAGGACCACCGTACATGCTCTTCAGTGCGTAGCCCTTCAGGTACTGCAAGGATCAGAGAAACCTTAGCTACCTGCTCGTAGGCCCGCAGGGCGATAGCTTCCAGTCCGGTCTTTGATTTGTGATCTTCGGCCATCTCGTCAAAAATATCAGCGACCTTTTCCAGAAGCTCAGCGGCGCCGGGAGTTGTCGGAATCTTGATTCGGTCGCTGTAGTGTTCGATGCGCCGATCCGCAACTGAATCATAGCTGTCGCCGCTATAAAGCTGAGATAAAGCATACCTCAAGCTGTCGGGCATCTTGCGAGCGCGAAAGTTTCTCTTGCGAGCAGGAGACGTATTCCATTCTGTAAATAGAACGGACCTACCTACGAATCCGTTCGTCGCGTTCTGAAAATCAACAAGACTGTCAAAGGTAACATTTGTTGTAAAACCGATCAGCGACAGAAAAGGCTTCGTCAATCCGTGTGAAAGGTTTTGCATTTGCACTTTGATCTCAGCTAGCTTTTTATCGAGCGCGGGTGACGGCTCTTCTTCAATCTGCTTTTCAATCTGAACACATTCGGCGCGCATGGCTTTGCGTACTTCTTTTTTCATATCGCCGGTAAGGAGCAAGTATCCGTTCGCTTTGCTGTAGATCGACATGAGCACACCAATGATGCCGTCGAGATATGGTGCGCCGCCTTTCGCTTGTGCGTTCTTAACCTTGCCGAGAAAAATACCAATCTCGTCAATTGCGTAGAACGAGGCCTGATGATCGACAAGGTTTCTAATGATCTCTTGCTCTGACTTGATAGACCCATGCGTTGCGGGATGAATACCCGCTGCAAGATGTATCTCCGTAACGGCTGACAGGATGCTATCTTTTCCCGTCGCTGATCCTGCAACGCAGAACGAAAACAGGTTCGATGTGATCGAATCAAGATCGTCTGTGTACTTAAGACCAACAATGTTTCCGATTGCGGTGAGAGCTCCTGCTACCGACAGATGTTCTCGAGGTCTGCGGCATTGATCCTCGATCCATTCCGTTACAAGCCCTACGAAGCCTGGAGGGCGCTTAAGGTTCACGTTTGTAATATCAAGACCGACATCAGCAGGAAGCTCAGCTTCAAACGTGACGGACTGTTTCCAGCCGTTCGTCTCAGCATAATGTGTAAGCGTACCAAGCGTGACAGGATTCGCGGCTTTTCCAAAGCTGTGCCAGCGCTTAGAAAGAACGTCAGAACCTGGGTATTTGCTTCCTTGTGCTGACCATTTATCCCAAACGGCAAAGGCTGTTCCAGCGGATGCGTGATGCACAGCCATACCGCAGCGCACCCATGTTTCGTGATCGCTGTCGGGGTTGATGACTTCAAGCATTTCGGAAATGTCTGCATGTGAAACATCGACTGGCTGACCAGCTATTTCTGCGCGATGCCGATCGGGCTTCTTTAATAGGGAGATCAACCCGGCAGGAGCGGCGTCGATGTCTTCAGGGGATCCGTATTCAACGATATACCGGGCGCCAGAAACGTGCTGCGATTCAGGACCTACCACATAACCAGACGATTTGAAGTCAATACCGGGATAGTCGGCGTGTTTTTGCACAAGAGCTAGATCATCAGGAACAGAAAAATAGACATGCTTTGACCCGCCGCCTGATCCTGTGCTGACGATCAATCCTGCTTTTTCGATGATGGGGAAATCAGATTTGAGTCGCTCGTACGATATGACTCCACCATTTCGTGCGTCGACGTCGATCACGAGCAGACCCCGAACCAGCACTCCGTATCCTGTTATGAACTGATCAGCGACTTCCATCGTCTCGATCTGTTCATCGTCCCACATTGGCGTGTGCTGCCAATTTGAAGCAAGTGGGTGCTTTCCTACTGCTTTGCAGTCATCATTTCCGCATCCGCATTTTCCTTTTTTGATCGTGTGCAGGCCAAAGATTCTATATTTAGCTTCCCAAAAATCACGATACATGGCTGCCTCCAAACAGATGATCAGCCAACTTGTCGAGTGTTTCCAAGGCAGGGTTTGTGTTCTTTCCAGAAGCTATAGCCCGCACTGTGTTTTCGTGTAGACCAACGATTCTAGAAACCTTTGATAGATTTCTGTCGGCCAGCGCTGTGACAACTTGTCGCAGGGTATCCTCATAGGCTCTACGCATTTCTTTCATCAGGATGTACCTTTTTCTATATTCCGTTGTTGACTCTCACACAAGTCGGCGATAAGGTCAATGGGTTGAGAAAAGAGGAGAATGCCAATGAGCATCCTATCAACGGTCAGCAAACCCGCTGACCGACCTGTACTCATCACGGTATGTGGTGATAGCGGCTTGGGTAAAACGACCCTTGCTTGCACATTTCCAAAGCCAATCGTCATACGCGCCGAAGACGGATTGCAGGCTATTCCTGTAGACCGTCGCCCCGACGCATTTCCGGTTTTGACCGGGGTTGACATGCTTTGGGACCAACTGAAAGGTCTCATGCACGAAGAACATCAATACAGAACTTTAGTGGTCGATAGCGTGACCGCTTTAGAGCGCATGTTTTCCTTGCATGTTGTAGAGACAGACCCAAAGAAGCCTCGCGGTATCCAACAGGCTTTAGGGGGATATGGTGCTGGTCGCGATGCAGTCGCGGCGATGCACGCAAGGGTTCGTAAAGCAGCGGGCCTTCTCGCTGAAAAGCGTGGCATGAACACCGTCTTCGTTGCTCATGCGGACACAAGCCGCGTCGAGCCACCAGACGATGATGCTTATATGCGCTACACGCTTAGGCTTCACGAAAAGTCCATGCCAGCTTACGTTGATGACGTAGATATCGTGGGGTTTTTGAAGCTTGAAACTTTTACAACTGGCGACGGTGACAAAAAGAAAGCGATCTCGGACGGGACTCGTATTCTGATCACTCATGCGACAGCTGCAAATGTCAGCAAGAACCGCTACGGCATCACTGAACCCTTGACCGTTGAAACCGGTATTAACCCCCTCTCAGCCTACATTGGAGCACTAAAATGAGCTTTTGGAATCTTAGTGAAGGCGACTTCGAAGTATCGGAAAAGTTTGAGATCGGAGGGGGAGAGATCACTCCCATTCCAAGCAACACGCAATGTCTTGCGTATATCGACGAAGCGAAATGGGACCAAGACCGTGATCAGAACAGGTTTATTTCTCTTCGTTGGACCATTCTCGGTCCGGTTGAATACAAGAACCGCAAAATTTTCCAGAAGCTTTGGGTGGCGGATGATAACCCGCAGGCCAAAGACCCTGAAAAGAAGCGCGACAAGGCCAAGCGGATGCTGTTTGCCATTGATGCGTATGCTGGTGGAAAAATGGCTGCACAGAAACTTGAGCCGACTGATGAGGTAATGCAGCAGTGCATTGGCGGTAAGCAGATGCTTATAAAAGTGATGGTCTGGAAGATGAAAGACGAATCTACCGGAGAAACCAAAGAGGGTAATTGGGTCATGGGTGTCGAGCGCAAAGCTCAACAAAAGCCCATGGCTGATGTACCTTTCTAATCAAAAACAGGGGCCTCGAAAGGGGCCCCTTCAACATCAAGGAGCACAAAATGGAACAGCGCAGCGCAGAATGGTTTAAAGCCCGAAAGGGTAGAATAACAGGATCATCAGTTGGGGCGATCTTGGGTTACTCTCCATTCATGACCGCCGATGATGTAATGCGCCGCATGGTGCGCGAATATCATGGTGAAGAGTCAGAGTTTAAGGGAAACGTAGCAACAGAATGGGGGGTTGCGAACGAAGCAGGCGCGATCGTTGAATACGAAATGGAAACGGGTCACATTGTTCAACCATGCGGTTTCTTCAGAGTTGGGGATTGGCTTGGCGCGTCTCCTGATGGGCTTGTTGGAGAGTTTGGTCTTGTAGAAGTAAAGTGCCCTTTCAGTATGCGCAAAGGTGAGGGCGTATTTAAGACAGCTCTTGAACAAATGCACTATTACGCACAGATGCAGTTTCAGCTTCATGTTACGGAGCGTAGATGGTGTAGCTTTTATCAATGGAGCCCCAAAGAAACATATCTAGAAACAGTTGTCTACGATAAGGAATTTGTCGATGACGCCATTTCGAAGCTTCGCTTGTTCTACGCTGACTACCTTGAGGAAATCAAAAACCCAGAACGGCATCTTTTGCCAAAAAGACCAGAGTTCAATGCTTCCCAAATCCTTGCGGAATACGATGATGCAACCAATGCGATCAAACTTTACGAAGAACGCAAGAAAGAGCTCTTGGAAAAGCTGGTTGAAATAGCTGGAAGCAAAAACGCATCGTTCAATGGGCGCAAGCTGACACATGTTGAGCGAGAAGGTTCTGTTAGCTATGCGAAAGTAGTAAAACAGTACCTTCCTCATCTCGATTTAGAGCCATATCGAGGGGAAAAAAGCAGCTACTGGAAGCTTTCGTAATGCTTAGGCCTTACCAGCAATTAGCGCACGATGCAATCGTCAACTGGATCTGCAAGATTACCAAACCTTGCATGATTGAGGCAGCGACAGGCGCCGGAAAGAGTCATATCATTTCGGCGCTTGCAGAAACCGTTCTTGGCATGAGCGGAAAAAAGGTTCTGTGTATTGCTCCATCAAAAGAGCTTGTAGAGCAGAACCACGCCAAGTACCCCGGCGATGCGTCTTTCTTTTCGGCGAGCGTCGGAGAAAAAAGCCTTGAGCATCCTGTTGTTTTTGGAACGCCAATGACAGTGCTGAACAGCATTGACCAATTTGGTAGCGAAATTGCAATGGTGATCATTGACGAATGTCATGGAATTACCCCTACAATTAAAAAAATAATCAGCAGTATTCCCAATCCCAATTTAAGGGTTGTGGGCATGTCTGCTACTCCATACCGAATGAACACCGGCTACATATATGCGCAGCGCGCGGATGGAGGCGCAATAACACCAGCTGTAGAACCATATTTTACTCGGTGTGTGTATCGCATAACGGCCCAAGAACTGATCAAACAAGGCTATCTTACCCCTCCAGTGCTTGGCGAAATTGGAGTGAAATCCTACGAAACGAAGCAGATGAAATTGGATCGAAAGGGTCAATTTTCAAAAGAAGACATTGACCGCGCGTATCATGGGCAGGGGCGCAAGACAGCAAACATCGTTGACGATATTGTGGAACAATCGAAAGATCGGCGAGGTGTTCTAATTTTTGCCGCAACTGTTCGCCATGCGCGTGAAGTGTTGGCTAGCCTGCCACCAGAGATATCGGCTATCGTAACTGGAGAAACCCACAAGACTGAACGCGAACGCATCCTTGAAGCGTTCAAAGCTCAGAAAATAAAATACATTGTTAACGTTGCTGTTTTGACCACAGGGTTTGATGCAACGCATGTTGACGTTATCGCTATGATGCGCGCTACCGAGTCGGTAGGCCTTATGCAACAGATCATCGGAAGGGGGTTGCGCCTTCATGATGGTAAAAAAGATTGTTTGGTTTTAGACTATGCCGAGAACACAGATCGGCATTGCCCAGACGGAGACATTTTTGACCCAAATATAAAGGCTAAAGACGAATCTGGAGAAGAGAGAGTTGATTGCATTTGCCCAGATTGCAGCGCGCTAAATTGCTTCAGAGCAAGGCCCAATCCAACCAGATTTGCAATCAATCAAGCTGGATATTTTTGCGATCTAGACGGCGATACAGTTGATGGAGAATACGGCCCTATTCCCGCGCACTTTGGTCGTCGCTGCACCGCGGAGCACGTTTACGGAGGTGAACTTCGTAGGTGTTTATATAGATGGACCAGCAAAAAATGCCCGTACTGTGAAGAACTGAACGACATTGCAGCGCGCTACTGCATGAAATGCAAAGCCGAATTGGTTGACCCTAACCAAAAGCTGCGACTTGCTTACAAAGAAAAAAAGAATGATCCGTACCGCAGGCAATGCGACGAGGTGATAAAGTTCATTGTTCGCCCTACAATCAGTCGAGCAGGAAGAGACCAGTACAGCATTTTTGTAATCACTCCACACAGACGGTTTACTTTTTGGGTATCACGCAATCCAAAATGGGCGAATGAGGTTGCATCTTATAATATGTTTGCTATGTTGAAGGGAGAAACACCGCAAACCATAACGTATCAAAAGCAGGGCGAATACTTCAAGGTATATGCCTACAACGAGGCCAAAGATGAAGCTCCCAAGTGACATTCCAGTCTACGGCGATCAGACTTATCGAGGGCAGTGCCCTACCGAAAATGCTGAACAGGTTACTTTTTTCGCACGAATCAGAAAAAGGTACCCAGAGACATGGGGGAAGATTGCGTTTCATCCTCGCAATGAGGGAAAGCGTACTCATTTTCAAGCGGCACATCAAGCTTCAGAGGGGATGACAAGCGGCACACCTGATGTTGTTATTCCCGGGGCGCCTGCTTTTGTATGCGAGCTCAAACGAAGAGACCATACGCAATCAATCTGGCAAAAAGGCCAACAGGATTACCTTCGTACAGCTCAAACAATGGGAGCCTTCGCGTGTATCGCGTTGGGAGTAGATGCAGCCGAATCAGCCTTTAACGAGTACTTGGAAAAAACCAAGTGAATACATCTTTTCAGTTTTCAGTGGGTATGCTTCGTTGGAAAAACAGCCACGGGCTATTCAATCTGCTTGTTCGCTTCATTTTTATGAGGCGGCGTGTGAAATACTCAACATGAAAAAGGAGGTTCGCAAACAAGCGTTAGAAGCGTTGCCAGTTTTGATTCAACCTCATGTTGAACAGGAAATTTGGCGCATATGGAGGTTACGAAATGCGTTTTGAAATCATAATGAACATGCCCGTAAGGGGTAATGACGCGCAACCTCCGGCCCTGATTCATAGAATCATCATTGAATATCCATGCAGTGATTTGGTGGAGTTTTTGAACGAAACAATTGATGATGACTTCATCATTGTGGAGGAGTTTTACCCCGGAAAGTTCAGTAAAGAGTACGAGTCGCATGGGCTTGTAGCCCTCAACCGCCGATACATCGGAAAGATCAAACAATGGGAACGAAAATGAACCACAAAGACGTACTCTACAAAGCCGCAGCTGTCCTTAATGATCGTGGCGCTATGTATGGCGACATCAAAGATGTTTTTAGTCATGCTGCACAGATGGCGTCATTAATCAGTGGCAAAGATTACACAGAATACGACATTTCTGTGGTGATGGAGGCAATAAAACTAGCGAGACGCAGGGCAAACCCTAAGCTTGCGGACAACTACATCGACAATGTAAACTACACTGCGTTCTCGGCGCAGTTTGCCATGAACGATATTGAAGGAGAGAAACCCGCTGCCGTGGCAACGCAGCCTGAAGACGAAGGAATAGCATATGCTCAAGAGATCAGCGTACACTTTGACGGGGTTAGCACTTCTGTCATCGCCAGTCCTAGCCACTGAAGAAGACTCTGGTTCTTTCTGGCGCGAAGAGGCCATGAAGACAGAGTTTGTGAAACCTGAAAAGGTCATTGCATCTCAGAAAAAGAGGGTTGTGATTGACAGGATCACCACGGTGGTGAGGAAAGAGCTCGGAGAAGAGTGGGTTGCAAGCGCTCTCAAGATCGCGAAGGTTGAGAGTGGCTATCAGTGTCATGTAACGGGTCCAAAGACTCGCCATGGCCGCGCAAAGGGTGTCTTTCAATTGATTGACTCGTCTGCGCGAACTCTGGGTTTTGACCCCGGCAAAATGTACGATTGTAATGAGAACATCGCGGCAGGTGTCGCCCACATGAAGGTCTGCATCAAGTATGGCGTGAAGGACCCTAGGGGCATGGCGGCTTGTCACGTTGCAGGCTGGAACCGTTGGAATGTGAAGCTTGCCAAACAGCATGAAAGATACAAGCAACGCTACATCAACATGGCGGCAGCCTAGCGAGGGGGAGCTTCGGCTCCCCCCAACCCAACGAGCCCAACATGGAGAAAAAGAACGGCATCATGGATCTCAATTTGAGAACATGCCGCTATATCATCAACAAAGACACATCGCGGCCCGAATATTGCTGCGAGATAGTAACCCGCAGGCCATACTGCGAAAAGCACGCAAAACTCTGTTACCTACCCCCCAAGGAGGCAAAAAATGATCATCAGCTGGATTAAGAAACTGTTTGTTAAGACATCCCCTGTAGTAGTTGTACCTGAAGCTCTTGAGGAATCACTACCAAGGAAACCTAAGGAACAGAAGAGGCGTGGTCGACCACCTGGAAGCAAAAACAAGGGCATAAGTGTTTGGAATTTGAAAAAGCGTCCGAAGAGAAGAGTGCATGAAACCAGTTCAAATTATAAAAAACGACTGAAAAGATGGGATGTCAAAAATGATAAAGCAAAAGCTAACAGCAACCAGAGACCAAATAGACCCGGAGTATCATCCCGGAGTCAAAAAGATCCTGATCAACCCTGACGGCCCTGAGGCGGCTGGTTATATCCAGAATATGATTGAACACATGGGCCATGTTGTTAAAATAGCCCTTGAGCATGTGCATGACGAAGAAACCAGAAAGCAGATAGAGGCTCACGCCTATGCAGCAATCAAAGGAGTCCAAAATGAAAATGGCGCAGTATTTCGCAGCACAAGAGCAGCGCTGGCACGAAAAATATATTGAGGCTGAGAAGGTTCTAGATCAGCTGGAGAACAAGATATGGGAGCAGGCAAGCGAGGTTGAGTTTCTGAAGGGAGCCCTTCGATCAATTGCCAAGATCAACAACAAGCGCGACCGATTTAGCGATCAAATCGACGGCATCATCATTGCCGCATTAGGAGAAACCAATGTCTGACATTTTGATGGACCTTCACGCCCATTACAAGGCCGTCAGGGCTCGGTTGAATGCTGGGCCACCACCCAAGCCCCCAGAGCCTGTTGCGCCCCCTCCTCCTCCCCCTCCTCCCCCTCTTACAGTGATGGCCGCTGAGCTAAAACCAGCTGTGCTTTTGCATGGGCTTAAATGTATATCTGAAGTGAAGCATAAGATTTTGCCGGTTCTTCAGCGGCATCGCATGAACTGGGCAGAGGCATCCGGCAAATCGCAGAAGTGGAAGCACACCGAATGCCGATTTGAAATTTACGCTGTTCTCAACGCACATGGCTGGTCACTGTCTCAGATTGGGCGGTTGTGTGGAGACCGCGATCACACAACGGTTTTGAGCGGCATCAACCGTTTTATCAAAAAGAACATGACGCAAGAGCAGCTGGATTTATGCAAAGAGTTCAACATGCGCCCTGTTGTTTATTGCGTTGAATGGGTGCGGATGAGGGAGGCTCGCAATGGCATCGCCTAAGAATGGAGAAGAAATTATGATCGACATCAACAAAAAGTACCGCACCCGCGATGGCCGTGAAGTCCGCATCTATGCGACGGATGGGGAGCATGGCGAATTGGTTCACGGAGCGGCTAAGCACAAAGAGAATGGGTGGCAATCTTGGATTTGGTTTGCAGATGGGAATTTTCTTGATGGCGAAGAAAACCGTCTTGACCTCATTGAAGTCCGCCCCCGCCACAAGCGGACGGTGTGGATAAATGTGTATGAACAATCCACCAGCATCTGGGATAGCAAAGAACACGCAGATTCACGGGCGTCTAGGGCTCCTTGTGGCCGCATCGCCTGCATCAAGGTCGAGTTAGATTTTGCCGAAGGAGACGGTCTATGAGCGACCATGCTATCGACTCCATATGCGTGACAATCGTGATCCTAGTAGTGCTGGCCTACTGGTACTTCCGTGATCGCAATCCTTGGTGGCTGAATGGGGGCGACAAATGAGCGATGATCTTGTGAAGCGGCTGCGAGAATACCCGCTGCGTGAGTGCCGTGAAGCCGCTGCCCGCATCGAGAAGCTGGAGGCGGCGCTGCTTGATTTGTCTGAGGGGTGGGAATGCTGCCCCGTGTCGCAAGCAATGCGGCGTGTCGCCCGCAAAGCACTGGAGGGGAAAGATGACTGATGATCTCAAGCTACCTCAAGTGGGCGAACTGACGCTGCCGCGATGGCAGTATTGGTTAGCGCGGTACAACGAAGTGCTTGGTGAGCGCGATGACCGCATCGAGAAGCTAGAGGCGGCGCTTAAAAAGATAGCATTGGATGATCCAGACTGCTGCATGATTGCGGACAGAATGCGCGAAACGGCTGAAAAAGCACTGGAGGGGAAAGATGACTGACCTTGTGAAGCGGCTACGCAAATGGGATTACGGCGAAAGTACATGGGGTTTGCTTGAAGATGCCGCCGACCGCATTGAGAAGCTGGAGGCGGCGCTGCGGGATTTTCTGCTCTGGGGAGATCACTGTCAGCACTGTGACTACGATGATGAGTGGGCGAAGATTGAAGTGCGCGCCCGCAAAGCACTGGAGGGGAAAGATGACTGAAGCATCACGGGTCCAGAATCTGCTCAATGAGCAGAACTCTGAAATTGACGGGCTCAAGGTACGCATCGACACATTGGAAGGTCTACTGCGATTCCTATTGAAGAACAAACAGATCAATTCAGTGAGCGTTAATGTAGTGCAATCAATCCTGAAAGAGGGCGACGATAATGAATGACACCCTAATCACCATCATGCTCACCGCCGTCACTCTTGTTGTCACAACAGGGTCTGTCAGCGCTATACTGTTTCTTGCGCTTCTGACTTGGCAGATGATTGAGGACACTTTCCTATGAGTGATCCCATCGTAAGGCACGGCTGGCACTGGTCTTTCGGATGGCTCAGAAGGCCAGAATACGATCAAGATGGAATGGTCTGTTATGAAGAACCGGATGGGGATCTTGTTTTGAGCCCCAAACCTTCGCACAAGACAGCCATATATCTTGACTGCCGAAAAGACCCAGAAACCGGCGAACTCTACACAACCATATCGCCAATTCCCAAAAGGCCAATGACCTATGATCCATCAACTAAATCCTCCTCTTCCCGTCGAAACGCCAAAGGGTAAGGCCGTTTGTATTGCATGGATTGACTACGGCTTAGAGCATGATCTGATCTGGGTTTGCTTTCAAAGTGAAACCCGAGAGTGCTGGTCTTGGCGCAACCAAGACATAAGAGCCGAGAGCAACGTGACCATGGGGAGAATGAATTGATACACTTTATCTGGCTCACACAGCCCGGAAGCAGGCCCTTTAGCTTCATCAACGCATTGGCAGTCCTGGCGGCTGCCTCAAACCACCTCGACCCCATCATCATGTGGTGCAATGAGGTGCCCCGGAGCAATCCAAACTGGTACATGGTGAAGGACCTGTTCGAGGTAAGGCCAGTGGAGCTCCCTACCGAGATTGACGGCGTTCCGCTTGAGCCGATCCAGTACAAGGCCGACGTGCTGAGGCTTCAGATCCTTCAAAAGCTGGGTGGCATATACCTCGACACAGACACCCTGCTCCTGAAGGGCCTGCACCCCTTGGTAGGGCCAGATATGGTGCTGGCCAGGGAGACGCCTGACTCATTGGCCATGTCGCCGATCATCGCCAAGCCTGGGTCTGAATTCATTGGGAAATGGCTTGAGCGGATCCCCAAAGCCCTAGAGGTTGGCACCTGGGCCTACCACGCTGTAAATTTACCTGTGGAAATCTCGAAGGAAATTCCATGCGATATTCGCCCACAGCACGAGTTTTTCCCGTTCGATCTGCGCCACAACTACCTGTTTGATGAGGGCCGGGCAGACGAGCACATGAAGCGTCTAGGGGATCCCTATGCGCTCCATGTGTATGAGACCTATTGGGCCGGGTACATCGGCGAGGTAAACGAGTCCTACATGAGGACCCGTGACACGCTGTTTGCGAGGCTGTTTAGGGACCTTTGTTGAGGTAGTCGTTAACGTCTACCTTTTTCCCTGCTTCGTCTGCAACCATCTGATTAAGCTGCTGTCCCGCACGATAGGCAAGCTTACCGCTTTGCTCAGTCGGGAACCTGACGAAATTTTCGTACCGGCGAGCCCAATCGGCAAAACCCTGTGCCGTGGCGGGTTTGCTCATGATCCGAGTGAAGCCGTTTGCACCAGCAAGAACTGCGAGTGTTTTTATGGGGCTATGGATCATCGACGTGATCGTCAACCCGCCAAATATGCCTTGGCTAGTGCCGGAAGGGTTGCCAAACTTATTCAGGTTCTTAAACCGTTCAGAGATCGCCGTAACGTCTTCAAGCGCTTGAACAAGTTTTGGTTCGTCTTTGAAGATCATCGCCTTGGCCCGAGGGCTCAGTGCGTTGATGCCCTTTGCGCCGAGCCACCGATCAGGCGAGAAATTATCTTGCGCATCGCGGCCCAGTTTGGACAAAATTCCAGACTGGAATGCTTTCAGCTGCTCAGGTTCCATCACGGTGATAGCGCGCTGAACCAGCTTGTTATTCGCCGATCCGCCATCCTTTGAAGCGTTGAAGAGGCGATTAAAAATCTGTTCGTCGCTAACCGCGCCTTCTTTCTTGCCAACAATCTTGGCAAGCTGCTCGCGCATTGCGGACATTTTTTGATATTCACGATCAGCCTTCTGGAGGAAGAAGCGCGCGGGTGCGCCACCAGCCTCTTCGGCTATGTCCATCACATCATTCCGTAGAGCCCGATAGATTTTATTAACTTCAACCTCATCAATCGTTTTGTTGAGATTGTTCGTTACATATTTTGTCCTGAAGTCAGATAGCAGATATTTTGCGCTATCATAATCAAGACCACCCGGCTTTTGAATAGATCCGAGAATAGAGGATATTTCGGTAGGAACACCTTCCATCCCAGTTTTTGCACGTTTGGCCATAATGTCGGCAACGGCGTTTGTCGTATTTTCAAGGCTCTTTGTGACGCCGGGATTCTCAAACAGGCCAGCAACCTCGTCATAAGCAGCTTTTGCCTTTTCGCGAACGCCAGAAGTCATCCAGCCCTTAATGCCGGATCCAATCTTCTCTCCTGCTTGCTCTGTGGTCATCTTCGGCACCAGCGCATCAACAGCGTCTTCAAGCTGTGTAACGGCTTTCTGCCTTGCGGCAGTAACCGGCTCACCAGCTAGTGGGATGCTCTCAGAAACCTTAGTAGCGCGCTGAAGTGCAGGGGAATCGGTCACAGCATAATAGGGAAGATCAACACCAAGACGCTCAGCTGCTTGCACAGATTCTGGAACGATAGGCGCAGCTGCCTTCTCAGCGGGCGCAGCAAAGCGCCCAAGAGCGCCACCAAGCAGGCCACCACCGATAGCGCCACTCTTAGCCGCTGCAAGACGCTCTTCAAGGGTATTTCCCTCGCCAAAGCCCATGGCGCCACCGTACCCAGCACCTTCAAGGGCGCCTAGCGCAGTCTTCCCAGCGAAGCCCGTGGCACGTCCAGCAAGTCCCATGGGAAGCGCCAGAGCAGGCAAGAACCCACCAACCTGCCCTGCCCTGTAGGCTCCAGGGTAGGCTTCCTGCGTGGCCTGCCTGACGCCTTCTCCGATGTCTTTTTCTTGAGACATCGTGCGACCGCTGACCATAGAGCGGCCAACTGCACCAATGTCCTCGCCAAACGGCAAGGTGGACAAAACGCCAGCGCCGATGGGGTCGGCCTTGGGCTTCATCACGCGCTCAGTTGCACCCGTGGCGGTGCCATCTGGGCCATAGACAGGAACCTCAGCATATTCTGGCTCAGCAGTTTGTGCTTGCTTGATACGCTGCCTGCCTTCTTCGCGAAGCTGCTCGCGTTCGCTCATGAGCGCGGGCTCAAGCCCAGACGTGTCGTAGCCGCTCGCCTTCAGCTTGGCGGTCAGCTGAGCCTTAGTCGTTCCCTCGGGAATGTCTTGAATGATGGTGCCATCGGGGAGCTGAACGTCCATTACGGCAAATCCCCCCACTTGACGACTTTACCCTGCGGCTGTTGTTCACCCCCACGCTGGCGGATGCGTTCAGGCTTCTCAATGGCCGACTGAAGCTGCTGCCTAAATGTTCTCAAGGTCTCAAGGCCAGTGCTTGGATCAGCAGCATCAAGACGAGGCAACGTCATTTGAAGGATGCGGCGCTCGCCTTCCGTGATAGCACCCTGCCCCTTCATTTTGATTTGCGCCTGAAGCAGCTCAAGTTCTTTCGCCGCAGCCTCAAAATTCTGCCTCTGGATCTCGCTTTGGGTGCCAAGAACGCCTTGAACCATGCGAGATGGACCACTTGCCGCCGCAGGGCCAATTGCACTTCCGAAGAACCCACTTTTGCTAAGTTCTTTGTACGCCTTTTCAGCGCGGTCAAGAACTGGGATTGCAGTTGCCAAGTTATCAGAAGAGGTCTGCGCTGTAGCCATTTCCGCTGCCATTTTTGTGCCGTAGGCTTCCTTGTATTTCTTGACGGCTTCGGGGCCAGCTGCACGAACCTCAGCAGGAATGGACAGGCTATCTGCCTTTGTTTCTGTTTCCCCAATCCCCGCAGCTTGACGGTCAAATGGCTTGATCGTACCGCGCGATCCAACCAACACCGGCTTGTCATCTATTGTCTCAAGCTTGAAGCTCTCTGCGCTCTTGCCTGTCTCAGCATCCTGCTGTGCCTTCAACAGCTGCAACGCCTGTGCCGGATCCACACCACCGGACCCAGCCATCTCCATGCCCAGCTTCTGACGGGCCAGCTGAAGCTGTTGCAGTTGCTGAGAACGAGCGCGCTGAATCTCAGCCTGCTTGGAAAGCGGGCCAGACAGAGTTGTTCCTACATTGGCGAGAGTCTCGGTAAACCCACCGGAGCGAGTAGGGGCTCCAAAAGCACCAGCCGCCTGCGCCCACATAGCCGCCTTGTCGAGGTCGCTCATGCCGGTCTGGCTAAGCGGTCCCTCTTGCTGTTGCAGCGCTGAAAGATAGGATTGCTGCGCGGCTTGCTTAGCCGTAGCGTTGTCCTGCATCTTTTTGTAGATGTCTTGATAGGCCCCCTGGAATCGAGGCATGAGAGAATCAAGACCACCAGCTGGGGCTTCATCATCGTCATTGACGGCCATATCTCAACCCTTACTTGATAAGATTGCTGAGGGACGCAGCGCTAGACAGCCCAGTAGCCAACGACGCAAGCGGTGAAGCGGAATACAGATTGCCAGATGAAGTTCCGCTGACTCCCTGCGTGCTCCCGCCAGCTGGCAACCCACGAACGATGTCGCTGAGAAAGCTAATTTGTTGTTTGGGATACTGCGTCTGATTCTGAAAATCCTGATACCTCAAATCAAGGTTGCGTTGGTTCATAGCTGCTTGCTCAGCGCCTGCGGCCTCTATCGCAGCGGCCCCAGACAATCCCATAGCCTGTTCTTTTGCCCCTAAACCAGCTTGAACATTGGCAAGGTTTGCCGCAGCTGTTTGCTGTGTTCCTGAAAGAGTGCCAGCCGCCTGTCCCAACTGAGCCTGACGCTGAAGATCAGCCTGAGCTTGTGTTCCGGCTGTAGTATAACCAGCTGCAAGCTGCTTGCCAATGTTTGCCTCAAGATCGCTGGCGACATCACGAACACCGCGCTGGGCAATCTCCTGTTGGCGGCTAGACCCATACTGACCGGCGCGCGTAAACTGATCACCAATTGCAGGAAGAATTTTCTCCTGTAACTGCCGCCGTGCCTCGTCACCCATCGTGTTGATGACGTTCTGCTGATACGGGTTCATGTAGTCTTGAATCGTGCTTGGCAGGCTCTTGCTGGCCTCTTTGAAATAAGGGCTTGCAGCGCTAAGCGTGTCTAATCCAGCACCTTTTGCAGCAGTTTGCTCAGCAGCAGTTAGCTGCGGGCGATAAGCCGTAGCCGCGCCTCCCATAGGCGGGGAATACGGAGAATACGGCATTACGGTTGTAGAAACGTCTCCTGTGTCGCCGGGAGAAAGCGGCGCCATCATATCAGCGCCGGGGGCCCCCGTAGCATTAACCATCGTATGTATTTCATCTCCATAAGGAGACCAGCTTGGCGGGGCGTTACTAGGACGCTGCCCAGTTACCATTTGCATCGCATTTAGCTGTTCAGGTGTGAAGCCAGCAATGCGTGGGGCGTCGTATGTCTGATAGCCTTCCTGTGCTGCGCTGTAGGCGCCAGACATGAGGTTGTAGAGGTAATCCGACAGATACTGCGGGACCTGAGAGGTCGTCAGCTTTGACTCTGTCGTGGGGAGTGGTTGCCCCTGCGTGAGAAAGTTAAGGAATGCCATTATGCTCTCCCACCCATCAAGTACTGCTCAGGAGCCCGCGCATCGGGGCTAAACTTGCCCTGCGACAAGGCCTTGCCCTTCTGCTTGCGTATATTAGCACGGAATTGATCAAGGCGTTGAGCCCCCGCCTTAGACGACCCATCTCCAAGCAGAGCTACTGTCTCAGCGTCTATGACGTATTCACCGTCGGATAGTTTAGCCGGGATGCTGTCTGAGCGGCCTGTGCCTCCCCCCTGAACGTAATGACTCAGAGGGCCACCATGAGCAGCTTGAACTGTGGGCTGATCCTGTTGCTGTTGCTCAGCAGGCGCTGCACCATAGAACTGCTGTTGCGGCATTGACCCGTAGTTGTAATAGTTTGAGCCGGGAAGGTTCAAGGTTCTCTGTCGATTCAACGGGTTCATCGCCAAATGCTTGGTCAGATTAGTATCTGTGGTTGTTGATGTAGGCTGAGCCGCAGTAGCAGACGTGCTGCTACCACCGGCCATATCGCCCAGAACTAGCGCCGCAGCCGCCATCTTGCCGGGGTCCGTGGCAAAGCCCTTGACTGCATTCATGAGGCCGGAGCCAGCGGAAGATCCAGTTGAAGAGGTCCCAGAACTTTGACCAGAAACCCCTTCACCACCCATCCCAGAAAGCTCATAATCGGGGCGCCTCATTGGAGTTGGCGCATCGGTTGGCGTTCCGCTACTAAAATAGTTCCCCAATGCCGACGCCCCAACAGTGCCCGCGCCAGCAAGCAGCCCACTCGTCAGAGCGCCCTTTGCGCCACCAGTCAAAGCTCCAATGCCAGCGCCAAGAGCCGCATTCCCGGCCAAGGTCCCAACAGTCGTGCTTCCCAAGGCGCCGATACCAGTAGCGCCAGCAAGCGTTGAAGCCCCAGCTGAGCCAAGCAGCCCGCCGAGAAGCTCGCCGCCGCCCATGCCAATAGCCGCTGTTCCGATAAGCCCAGCCACAGGCGCGAACCAAGACTGCTTCCAGAACGGCGTCCACTGGGGCATCCCGGTATGGGGATTGATCGTGGGCTCGCCCCACTCCTTGCAAAGCTTATTGTACTCATCTCGATTAATATGGATGACCATCGAGTCGCCGCCAACACCGGCATTGGCGACATCTTTAGCCTCACTAGCAAGGCCGCCCTTGGCGTATTTTGCAACGTCTTCAGCCGGGGGGATGATCATGAAGGGCTTGCAACCAGCCCTGCCACCCTTGGCAAATCTGCTCATGGGGCTACCCTGCCAAGCCGAGTCAGCGGCGTCGTTGGCCAGAGGCTGCCAGTTGGCGGGATAATCAGGATAGTTGATCGTCATGTCAGCCACCAGGTAGGGTTACAGCACGGGTAAAGGCGAAAGCCCAATCTTGCCAGTCGTTATATTCCATGGGATTGGGCGGGTTCTGCTTTCCGATTGTAAAGAAAGAAACCACACCCAAAGCCCAAGTCTGCCACTTCTGAGGATC